TGGTATTTGTGACATAAAGGATTGGTATGCATGTAATGTGTTGGAACCAATATATTGGTCTTTGATTGCAAATTTTTCAAATTCTGTCATATTTTATTAATTTTTGTTTAGGTAAAGATATTTATAATAAAATTAATTGTCAAAAAAATATACACATGATTACAAAAGCTGAGTTTGAAAAAGCAATGGAAATGGACCGTCAACAAACAATAAAGGAGTTGATGGAGAACTGTGACCTATTATTAAAAGGTAACCGTATGTTAACTGAAAATAGATTATCAGAATCGGAATATATGGTTCTAGAAGAAGGTCTTTGGGAAAAGGTTAAATATGGTTTGGCTAAATTAGGTCGTTACAAAGCAGGTGGTAAAATATTCGGTAAAGGTAAGATAGACCAAGAGGCTGGGGCTAAAATACAAGCTATATTAGATAAAAAAGGTAATGAGGTTATTAAAGCTTTAGATACTAAAATTAAAGAAGAAAACCCTGAATTTCCTAACAACGAAAAAGGTGAACAATTCTTAAAAACCGTTATGGAAATAGCGGCAGTATATGATTCTATAGTAGCTTCCACTAAGAAAAAACCTAACGAAAAAGGATTTTTACCGGCAGATGCGGCCAATTCAGTTATAGCTGATTTAGCCGAATATGTACAAAAATTCTTAGATGTCGACTTAGCTGCCGCATATACAGTTATGGATTCTGAAGAAGAAAAAGTAGATAAAGAAAATGGTAATGAGGAACTTTTAACTGATGAAGTAGAGGATATAAATGAGGACGAGGCTGAAGATGTTAGAACACAATTACAATCTAAAGCCGGTAAAAAAACCTACGATACTAAAAGAATGGGTGGTGAAGGTTTGGCATCAAATAAATTACCTTTAGTATTGGCTGGATTAGGTGGGGCTTTAGGAGCATTAGGTTGGTTAGCACAAACTGATTTCATTAAAGAAATTATCATTAAAATTTTTGGTGGTGATATCAATGTAACCGATACTGAAAAAATAACAGAAATAATTAATGGTGGTAATCCAGATTCTGAAGGTTTTGTTCATTGGGCAAGTAAACTAATGGGTAAGGACCTTAAAACTGGTGCTGATATTTCAGAATTTGTTAACAAGTTTGGTGCTGAAGATGTTAGTCATATGTTTGATGGTAATGGTGCCGGTGATTCAATGACACAAGTTAAACAACTCCAACAATTAGTTGGTGGTGAAAACGCTGGTAAAAGTGTAGGTGAGTTGTTTCAATCAGAAACTTTTGGTGATATGAAACAAGGTAGAAACTTGTTTGGTGTGTCTAAGTCGGCTAGTTTTGTTTCTAAAACAATAACAACTGTTGTTAAGAAAACAGTTGTTAAAGGTGCTGGTACAGTTATTGCGGCTAAAGTGGCGGCAATAGGTTCTGTTTTAGCCCCAATAGGTATCGCTTTAATAGGTACAGGTGCTTTAGTTAAACTTATGAGGATGAAAGGTTTAAAACAATCTAGAGCTAAAACACTTAACGATTTACTTCAATCATTACAACCTGTAGAAGCGGGTGAAGCTACAACAGTTCCAATATTACCGGATCCTAAACCAAATCCAACGAAAGAAGGTGGTAACGGTAAGAACGATAAAGAAGGTTTATACAACGATTTATTAGGGTTTTTCAAATATACATATAACAATAGAAAAATAGGTGGTGTGGAATCATCTGATGATGTCGAAAACACCAGTGATATTCAAGTTGGTAAAGAATATTTCTATACTAATAAGAAAGGTGAAAAAAATGTTGTTAAAGTTGTTTCACTATCTAACCAATATAAAGCTGGTGATGATAAAAAATTCGGTACTAATGATGATGAAAAATTAGATAGTATAGAACCTGGTACAGCTTTCGTTGTGTTTAAAAAACCTAATAACACGTATGGTAACGAACCTGCCAGGGCTGTAAATAAAAAACAATTATCAACAGAAAACATAATGAGTAACAAAGATGTCATTAACGAAGGTAAATTCATAAAAGACCCACAAGTTATAAAAATATTAGAAAAGAATAAAGGTATAGATAAAAATAAGTTGGCCTTTTTCGATAACTTCCTAAGAAGAGTAGAGGTTATTAGAAACAAGGTTAATAAGATGGGTAATACTGGTGATAATGTTCTAGACAAGTTTATACAAAAATTAAAATCTAACCCACTAATGACAAAAGATTTTGTTAAAACATTTAGTGTTGATCCTAACAACCAACAGAACGTTGAGGCAATGGGTGATTTCATTAATGATATTATTGAAATTGTTTATAAAGGTAGATTTAGAGGTGCTAAAATAGAGGATGTAGCTAAAGGTGTCACAACCTTCAATAAAGAAGGTGGTGCCGTTGAGAAAATGGGTAAACTAGGTGGTGGTAATATTAATAAGGTTGGTGTGGAGGAATCTTATTTAGTCGAAAGAAAGGGTAAGAAAGCTAAAGCTAAAAGTACCTTTAAAAACCATATAATAAGTTTCATCACAGACTTAATGGGAATGTTCCAATATATGACAAAACTTAAAAAACAAGGTAAATTATCATCTGACGGTGGTAAAAAAGAAAGTAAACCTAAACAAGAACCTAAACCACAACAAGAATCTAAAATTTTTACTAATAAAGTCTTACTAGAAGAAATAAGTAGAATTAAAAAATTAATGAAATAAAAAATAAAATTTCAGCATATTTATAATAAAAGATAACACATTAAAAAATAAAATACCATGGCAGATTTATTAATGAGAATGCCGGTTCCATACGAACCAAAAAAACAAAATAGATTTATATTAAGATTCCCATCACCACTAGGTATTCAGGAATGGTTTGTTAAAGCAGCTTCAAGACCTAAATACACGTCACAAGAAACTGAAATTCAGTTCTTAAACACATCTACTTTTGTAACAGGTAGATTTACTTGGGAAACTATAAGTGTAACATTCCGTGACCCTATTGGTCCATCGGCGGCACAAGCTTTAATGGAATGGGTTCGTCTTCATTCTGAATCCGTAACTGGTAGACAAGGATACGCTGCTGGATACAAGAAAGATGTTGAATTAGAATTACTAGATCCAACAGGTGTTGTTATAGAAAAATGGATTTTACAAGGTACAATGTTAAATGATGTAGATTTCGGTTCTTTGGCCTATGATGCTAATGATATAGCTGAAATTACAGCAACTTTACGTTTCGATAGAGCTATACACGTATTCTAAAAATTATTTGTCATATACTTGACAACCAAAATGAAAGTTCATATATTTGTATATATGGACTTTTCTTTTTTTATAACAGACAATAAATCTGGTCATAAGACCAAAGAGTCGTGGTTTTCTAAAAACCACCCAAAGGAATATCAAGCGGTGATTGATTATTGTGGTAGTAAATTACCAACAGATTCTTCTTTCAAAGAGAAGGTTTGGGTTTATTTCAACGCACTAGATGGTAGACCTTGTTGTGAATCCTGTGGTTCAACGGTTAAATTTTCGGAAAGGTTCGATAGAGGTTACAATCAGTTTTGTTCGTTGGATTGTGCTAACAAGAGTGGTTTATTAATAGATAAAATTAAAAAGTCCAACCTAGAAAACCACGGTGTTGAATTTTACACCCAACACAAAGATTTTGTTGGTAAGCAGAAAAAAACTAAATCAGTTAGATACGGTAATGAAAACTATAATAACGTAGGAAAAATGTTATCCACCAAGTTGGATAAATATGGTAATACAAATTATAACAATTTTGACTTATATAAGAAGACGTGTTTAAATAAATACGGTGAAGATAATTTCTGTAAAACAAAACAATATAGGGATTTATTAAAGAATAAAATTAAGGAAAGATACCCTAATTTAAATATTAAAAATATTTCAGAAGATTTATCGGAATTGGAGATTTTGTGTGACGATTGTCACACCGAATATAAGATATCCCAAAGTTTACTTAGAGAACGTGTTAAACACAAATATGTTAATTGTACTAACTGTAATCCTGTTGGTATGTCCTTTTCTTCCTCTTATGAAGATGAGTTATCTAAGATATTAAATGAGTGGGGTGTGGCACATTTAAGACACACCAAAATACCTGGTACTAAGTTAGAATTAGATATTTTAATACCACAAATTAACCTCGCCATCGAATTCAATGGGTTATTTTGGCATAACGAACTTTTTGTTAACACTGAGTATCATTTAAATAAGACGGAATTGTGTGATAAAAACGGAATGGATTTAATACATATATTTGAGGACGAGTGGTTGTATAAAAAAGATGTGGTACTATCTATAATAAAAAACAAATTAGGGTTGATTACCCAAAGGGTATATGCCAGAAATTGTAGGATTAAATTAGTAACAAGTGGTCAACATAAAGATTTTTTAGAGGATAATCACATACAAGGTTCTGTCAACACAACAATCAAATTGGGTTTATTCTATGGTGACGAATTAGTTTCATTAATGACCTTTGGTAGACGAAATGGTATTGGTAAAACTATAGATTGGGAACTTATTAGATTTTGTAATAAAAAAGATACGATCGTTGTTGGTTCAGCATCTAAGTTATTTAAATATTTTATAAAAAACTATGAACCTAAAAATGTTATCTCTTACTCTGATAGAAGGTGGTTTTCGGGTGAATTATATCAATTGTTAGGGTTTAAACCAACAACACCATCTCAACCAAATTATTGGTACGTTAATAATACGATTAGATACCATAGATTAAATTTCAAGAAAAACGTTTTGGTTAAACAAGGGTTTGATAAAAACAAATCTGAACGTGAAATAATGTTTGAACGTGGATATTACCGTATATATGATTGTGGTAATATAAGATGGGAATATTTTTCTGAATAGAAGAATATTTATCAAATAGATATATTTCTAACGAAATGAAAAAATTTATATTAACTTTTTTATTTTTCTTTATTTGTTTAACTTCTTTATGTCAAACAAATTATATTTTTACGACCAAAGAATATAATACTTGGAAAGTTTCTGGTAACCCTATTTGTGGTGTGGGCAATGCTTATTGTACCGTGATTAGAAGTAACCAGCCCAATATTTACGGTAATTATATATATGAAATATATTTTGCCACAAATTCTTATTTTGTTAATTGCCAAGTTTCTAGAACTTATATTCCAAACATATATGTCTACTATTATGATGATAAATTAAACAAATATTTATTACCATTAAATTTTTACCCTTTTTGGATAACTGTCGGTAGTACAAGTTTAGTTTATACATTGTATCACCCCAACCCCTATTTAAAATTAACCATTTCGGTGGGTAAAATGGAACCAACAAATTATTAAAAATGTCAAATAATATACAAGATAATGAGGTAAATATCGGTCCCCAAAAAATTGGTCCCAATACCGTAATTCAAATAAATTTAAAAACTTTATTAACATTATTAGGTATTTTGGGGTCTGGGCTTTTTTATCTTTGGTCTGACATAAGTAATAAGGTTGAGGCTTATAATAAATCCAATTATGACCAAATAGAAACTTTGAAGGATGAAATTAGGTCAATAAAGGATCAAGATTTAAAAACAATTTCAATTCAATTAAATCAAGTTGATGGTAAGGTTCAAGGAATTTTTATGAATGTTCAACGAGATATTTATAATCCAAATACTGTTGTAAATACCAATCGTCAACCTGAAAATATAATAAAACCTAATAGTCCAAAATAATATTTCATATGAATATTAAACATATAATTAAGGAACAACTTATTCTAGAGAAAAAGATAGCTCAGATAACCGCTAACCTCATAATTAATTTTGATTTAAGACATGACGAGAGAAGTGAACATGGTCAAGACAGAAAGTGGAGACATGTTGGCAAAGCTGGTGGTGAAAGAATATATGATAGTAATATAAAAGATCTTATTGAATGGGCTAAAAACGATATAAGTTTTAATATAGCAATGGAACAAATTCAAGACAATGTACGTTTTATTGTTTCACAAAAAAATTCACCATATTTAAATGTTATAATAGAACCAAAAATGAAAAATCCTTATGATTGGGTTCTTAGTGTCATCACTGTCATGAATAAACAAGATTTCGATATAGGTCGAGGACAATTACAAATATTTGTATAATTAAAAACCCCACTAGTATTCTGACTGTGGGGTTTTTATTTTTCACCATTAATATCCGTTAATGATTGAGGAGTTTCACCTTGACGTTTCGTGTCATTACGTTGATTAGGTTCAAGGGACTAACCAATTCAACCCTGTTTCTTTAACAATACAAATATAAATATCTTTTAATTAATGGCAAAATTTTTTCAATAAAAAAGATATTTATATGATATGAAAGATTTAATTCGTAAAATATTAAAAGAAAACGAAGATGAGTTTGGTTGGGTTGAGGCTGACGAACATTCAATAGAACAAGGAAAAAAAATTGTTTATGAAAAATGGCGTCAAATTGAAATGGATTTTGGTGCTGATTTGGAAGATGTTTTTGATGAATTGAAAGATTTTGGTGTATACGACCCTAAACAATTATTAAGTATGGCTGAAATATTGTACGATCAATTTCAAGAAGTTCACGATAACGGACATCGTGATGGTTATGATTCTGGTATGGATAATTGTACTTGTGATGGTTGTTGTGATGATTATATATGGTATGAAACTCATGAAGAAGAAGTTGAGGAAGCGAGGGAAGAAGGTTATGAAAGGGGTAAAGAAGAAAGTGAATCCGAAATAGAAGAATTAAAATCTAGAATAGAAGAATTAGAAAGTCAATTAAATGAAAACATTAATAAAAAAAATACTAAGAGAATCTGATTTTGAATGGGCTAATGAGTTCATTAATAATGAAACTCTGCCTTTTGAAATTGTCAAAGAACCCTTAAACAAACCACAAAAAAGTAATCTTTTTGTTATGAAAACAGAGTGGGAATATGCTGATACATATCTTAGGGAAGAATTTGTTTTTCATTCTGAAGATCCAAAAGAATTTGAAACTTTTGTTAATGTTTGTAAATTTTATTTGGTTCTATTGGATTCTCGTGGTTATAGTATATGGAAAGATGTGTCGGTATTAGCCAAAAGTATTGATTTGGCTTTGGGGTCTTATGATGACGAAGACGCCTATGGTACATCTAAAGACATGTCAGATTTTGTTGCTGGTTCTGATGTTCCAGCTTATCTTGAAAGTGTTGAAATTTCTTATTTTGATGAAGGTGGTGTTGAATATGAAGTTAGATTAAAAGAACCTGATTAACAAAAAAAGGGACCGTTAAGTCCCCATTTTTACCAATCAAAATCGTATTTGGATTTATCATCATAATTACCACCGTTATAATAAGGATTTTTATTACTTCTATCTGATCCTAGAAACTCTCCATTATTGAATAATAAATCAAAATCATCGTCATCATCTAAGTCATTAAAAAAATCACTTTTTTTTTCTTCATTTAATAAACCTCTATTGTTTGAGTTACTAAAAGAATAGGTTTTTTCTTGTTTACGATTTTCATATTTTTCTTCACCCAATTCAGATATTAATTTAAGACCTAATTCAAAACCGTTTTGGACATCGTCGATAATAACATATTCATGGTCAGTATGATAACGATAATAGCCGGCCGCTAAGTTAAGACAAGCTATATCAAATTTCCCAACAATTTGCCAAGCGTCAGTGTAAGGGTGGTATGCCCAATCATCAATTCCAGCTTCTGTAATTAAACCCGTAACCTTGTTAGCGAATTCACTTTCTTGATTAAATAAGTAACGTCCCATAAGTGTTAAACTCATGGAATTACCTTCAGGTGAGTCGTATTGAATACCATAACCAACATTCTTAAAGAATTCAGGGTCAGCGTACTTACTACCTTGACACCCTATTTCTTCAGATACAAAGAAAGCTGCCTTAACGTTTTCTAATGTGTCTAACATCTCTAAACATAGAAACACCCCACACTTGTCATCACCACCGATACCTGACGGTTGTTTGGTCTTACCATCAATACCTCTAAGTATTTGTTTACCGTCCTTAACTTCTTCAACCACTTTTAGGTTTAAGTTAACTCTGTGCACAGTATCAGTATGTGAAATAAAACATGGGTACCATTCAGCTTTACCTTTGGTTGCGTAAATATTACCGTGTGTGTCTGTATAATGTTCTATACCTTTTTCTGTTAGAACTTTCTGAAGATACTCAATCATTAACTTCTCATTTCTAGAATGAGTAGGTACTGATAGTACTTCTTTTAAACGATTGAGTTTTTCTTGTGTCATTTTCATCTTTGATTCTATTTGTTATTACAAACTTACTAATTTAATCATTATTGGCAAAACTAATTTTAATAAAAATGTGAATTAAATCTATTTATTAATAAACCTTTACATATTAAAACAAGGTTTTATTATTAGTCTGAATAACAAATTTAAAAAAAAGTTTTAAACATGTCAAATGTAAAACAACAAACACAAGAGATTCAATTTCAAACACCATTCGATGTTATACCTTTGCCATCAAAAGGTTTATTATATCCAGGTCAAAATGGAAATGTAAAAGTTGAATATATGACAGCTATGGATGAAAACATCTTAACATCACCTAATTTAATTAAGAGTGGTAAAGTTATTGATGTTTTAATGGAAAGGAAAATAAAAGAAGCACCAGTACCTTTTGAACAATTATTGGTGGGTGATAGAAATGCTATTATGATTTGGTTACGAGCTACAGGGTATGGTGAAATTTATCCTGTTAAATTAACTGATCCTAATAGTGGTGTTGAATTTGAGTATGAGGTCGATTTAAGTCAATTAAAGTCTAAGCCCTTACTTGATGGTATAGAACCTGATGAAAACGGTGAATTTTCTTTTGAATTACCTAGAAGTAAGAAAATGATTAAGTTTAAACTTTTAACAGTGGGTGATGAAAAAAGCATTGCTTCAAAAACTGAAAAATATGAAAAAGCCACTAAGTCACAAATATCAAATACATTAACTTATAGATTACAAACACAAATTAAAGAAGTTGATGGTAATAGAGATATAAACTTTATACAACAATTTATAAATGTAATGCCAGCTTACGATTCACTTAAGTTTAGAGAATATTCAGATAAAATTGAACCAGGAATAGACATGTCGGTTGAGGTGGAGGGGCCGACTGGTACATTTCAAGCTCCAATTACCATCGGACTCAACTTTTTTTGGCCTAACGTCAGAATATAGTTTAAGTTTACGTAGGGAAATATATTATATGGTAAAACATATGAGATTTTCTTACGAATCTGTTCAAAATATGCCAGTATGGGAAAGAAGGATTTTTCTGGATTTATGGCAAAAAGAACTAGAGGAACAAAAACAGGAATATGAAAAAATTAAAAACAAATCTAAAAGATAAAATGGGGCTAATAGTCCCATTTTTTATTTATGTGATATTTATAATATAAACTATAATGATAATAAAGGTTAAAGATATTATTAAAGAAGTTGATGTTACTGGCGGAAAATACAATCCATTGAACCCTTACGCTTCTGAACCTTCTGATCCTACAAGAGTTATAAAAAATTTAGGTGGTGACGATGCTGGTTCAGCTGAAGCACGTTCAGAATATCTTAGAGATAAAATAGAACAAAACTTTAGTAAGTTAGGTATACCCGCTTATGACCTAAGGTCTTATATGAAAATACAGGGTATATATACTGAAGAATTATTAAAAAGTTATACCCAACCATTTGATTTTTCTTTTATGAAAGAAAATGGTGAAAAATTTTCTGGTAAAGCCACTTATAATAAAGAATTATCTAAACAAAATAATACTATAGTTTTAAATTTTAATAATGGTAGTATAATATTTTCTCAGGATTCTATTAAAAGACCTTTCTTAGCTAAAAAAGGTTTTTGGGCTAAATATAAAGAAAAGTTATCATTAAGGGGTCTACAAACTAATTCTATTTTTGACGTAAAAATAATCGGTAATATCTCTAATACCAACCAAGAAGGCGGTGATAAAAAAGGTTCAGAAAATTATAAAGTAGGTGATAAGGTTAATTTTAAGACAAATGATGGTAAATTAGGTTCTGGTACGATTTCAAAAATAGATGGTGATAACTATGTTATCGGTGACGGTAAAGGTGGTGAAATTACTATCAAAAAAAGTAATATAACATCTAAAATAGACATTTCAACTAAAAAAGAGGATAATAAACAAATAGGTCTATATAATGATTTAGCAGGATTTTTTAAGTTCATTTTTAATAGTAATAAAAAGTTACAAAATAAAATAAATACAGTAGAGTCTATAATAGATGATATATCTAAAAGTCTTTTAATTACAGAACAAGATGAACAATCTACTCCGATAGAAAAAATTAAAATTTTAAAAATAGGTATATTAGGTGATTTATACCCAAAAGAAGATGATTCTGACACATCAGGAGGTTCAGTAGATAAGATTCCTACTGATGAATATGTAAAATGTAAGGCAGAATTAAAATTTAAAGAAGAAGATGATGGTTTCTTTAATAAACAACTAAAGAAACAAATACAAGATGGTTTAAAGAACGGTAATTTTTTTGTTAGAATGTCACAAAAACCAAAAGGTATTGTGTTAATATTCAGTAAAACAGAAAATCAGTCCGGTGATTTCTTCACATTAGCAGGTCAAAATATAAAATCACCAAAAGACCCTAAACAGTGGAAAGGTAATGTTAAAGTCGGTAAGAAGGCTTTGGGTGATAAAGATTTTGAGGGATCAGACGCTCAAATAAATAATTTGGTTTTAATGAATAAATAATGGCTGAAGATAGTAATTACAAAAGAACTAAAGCTGAAGCTGAACTCAGGGAGAAGATAGCCGAAAGTATACAAGACGCCACAAAAAATTTAGACAGTTTTGCTGACGCCCAAAAAACTATAGTTAAGAACTATAAGTTAATGAAAGAGTTATCAGAAGAGACTGCTAATAACGAACGTAAAATATCCGAACTTAACGAAAAAATTAAAAACGCTAGTGAGGAACAGAAGAAAATATTATTAAAAGAAGTTCAGGCTCTTGAGAAGATAAACGAAGAAAATAGACAACAATACGCTTTATATCAAGGTATCAATAAAGAGTTATCCAAGAAAAGAAATTTATTAAAGTCTGTTGGTGGTTCAATAATGGATGGTGCCAAGGCTTTAAAAAACTATTTCATACCATCTTTAGGTGAGGTATTTAATAAATTCTTAGAAATAGACAACTTAGCCCATCAAACAGCGAACACAATAGGTTTTCAAGGTGATAGATTTAAATTCATGCAAGATAATTTAACTGTCACTAGAGATACTTTTGTTGAGATGGGTTACAGTATTGAGTCAGCTTACAAGGCTCAATCAGCATTATCTGACGCTACAGGTAGACAAGTTATGTTGAGTAAACAAGCTTCTGTGGCTATGGCGGAAACAGCTAGAATTACAGGTATGGAGGTTGAGGAATTAACCGCTATGGCTGGTCAAATGGATGCATTTGGTTTAGGGGCTAAACAGTCAGCTGATATTGTCTTACAAATTTCTAGAGAGTCTGCGGCAATGGGTCTTAATTCTGGTAAGGTTATTAAAAAATTTGAACAAAACTTAAACCTATTAAATAAGTTAAACTTCAAGAACGGTGTTCAAGGTCTTAAAGAAATGACCAAGTTTTCTGAGAAATATAAAATAGATATGCAAGCCGTAGCTGGTGTAGCTGATAAAGTGTTTAGACCTGAAGGTGCTATTGAAGCTGCAGCACAGTTACAAGTTTTAGGTGGTGACTTGGCGGCATTAGGTGACCCTTTTACTTTAATGTATAAAGCCCGTAACTCTCCTGAAGAATTGGCTAAGAGTTTAACAAAGGCAGCAACAGCTTCAGCAACTTTTAACGCTAAAACTGGTGAGTTTGAAGTTAACGCTCATGAATTGGATAGACTTAGAGAAGCTGCTCAAGCTTTAGGTATGGATTACTCACATTTAGTTGAGGTTGCAAAACAAGGTGCTAAAGTTGGTAAGTTTGAAGGTTTATTGGGTGGTAAAGGTTTAGATAAGGAAACAATGGATGCTTTGGTTGGTGCAGCACAAATGGGTAAGGATGGGGCGTTTTTAACTATTAACGGTAATGAGGTTTTACTTAAAGATATCACAAAAGAACAAGCTGCTATGTTTAAGGAGGATCAATCTAAAAGGGATGAATTAGCTAAAAAAGCTATGTCAATACAGAACAATTTTGATGCTATTAAAAATGAACTAATGGTTGCTTTAGTAAAAGTATTCGAAGGTGTAGATTGGAAATCTGTTATGGAGACTTTAAAATCGGTGGCTGGTTGGATTAAGAACGCTATAGATTGGTTACGAGAAACATTTAGTCCAACTGGGTTATTATTAAGTGGTCTGGCCATATATTTCGGTGGTAAAGCTGTATGGGCTTTTATACAAGGTAGGATATTCGGTTCCTCAGCTGCAGCAGCATTTAATACTGGTACCATGGGTGGTGGTGGAAAAGGTGGGATTATGAGTAAAATATTCGGTGGGAAAACTAAAGAAGGTGGACCCGGATGGACTCCTACAGGTGTACCCGGACAATTCAGGGAAGATGCTACAGGTGAAATAGCACAAAATAACCCTTCCAATATGACCAAAGGTATGGATATGGGTAATATGGTAAAAGGTGCGGCAGCTGTATTAATATTATCTGGTGCTTTATTTGTATTCGGTAAGGCTTTACAGGAATTAGATAAAGTGACAAATAAAGGTGAAACTATAGCTATGGCCGCAGCAGGTTTAATAACATTAGGTTTAACGGCACGAATATTATCTAACGGTTCTGTACAAATGATTTTAGGTGCCGCAGCTGTAGTTGTACTGAGTGGTGCATTATATGTTTTAGGGTCGGCTATGCAACAATTTAATGGTATAGATTGGGGTACTATGGCTAAAGCTGGTGTAGCTATTGTAGGTTTCTCTGCCGCTATGTTCGGTTTAGGGGCTTTATTATTTGCCGGTGGTGGTTTAGGGGCTTTATTATTCGGGGCAGGTGTAGCTGGTTTTCTAGCTTTAGGTGTTGCTCTTAATGTATTCGGTGAAGGTTTAACAAAAGTAACAGATCCTATAGAAAGGGTTAGTAAAATAGACTCTAGTGGGTTGGGTAAAACTATAGATGCTATAAACAGAGTTGATACCGATAAATTGGAAGCTCTAAAGGAATTGTCACTATTTATGTCGTTACTAGGGGCTACAACAACAATAAAATTCGACGAGACATTAAAAGTTAGTGGAAGTATAGAAGTTAAAGGTGAGGCCGGTGGTAGGTCTAGTATGGATTTAGTCAACAACGATAGTTTTGTTAGAGCACTGAGTACAAAATTAGCTAAAACTAAAGTTGAAAGTAGAAATCAAAAATCTTAAAAATTCTCTAATTAGATCCTATTATTTATTTAAGTTGCTTTATTATATATTATTTGCTTATTGCTTTAGGGATCTGCGCTAAATTTAGCAAGAAAATACCAATAAGTAAATATTTATAAGAAAAAGATTTAAGGATATGTCAAACCAAATAAATCCGTTCAATTACAATATAGACAACTTCGATAGTGGTTTTTTAGGACCAATATCGGATACCAATTTTCGTAATTTCTTATTTACACATAGTTTAGCTTCTGTAAATCCAATAGTGGGAGGTGTTTTAGGTGGAAACCCTTTAGCTGATAGAGGTACAGAATATGATATTGCACAATCAACATTTAACGTTATAGACATACCAAATCTTACAGACGTTGCTGTTCAACCTTCATTTTATAATAACCTAACAGAACCAAGACCGGATAATTTAGATAGAAATTTACAACAAATAAATCAACAAGTTGTTGATAATACAAGTGTAAGTTCGACTAATCCTGATCAGGAAGGTCGAAACGTGGATGCTGCAACATTATTAAATATCAACCCAACAATTATTGATTTACCAGGGTTAAAAGAAGTTTCCAATACACCTTCATTTTATAATAATTTTACTAACCCTAAACAAGATAATTTAGACTTTAATCCAACTAAAGATGAATTAATAAGTTGGTACCCTTACCAAAATTATATAAATATATTAAACCAAGAATATGATACATACAATACTGATTGGACGGTACCAACAACACTTAGAATAGGGTATGTTGGCAATGTTGATGAATGGGTATTGGGTGGTAATATAGTCACAACGTCTGATGTAAGGGATCGTGGTTATTATATGTTAAACAACGTATATGGACCTAAAGATATTATACAGTACTATACCTCTAACAATAAAAGAGAAAATAATTCTTCTGTAGTAGAACAATTAGATGAAGTATTAACACAAGGTACAGGTTTTAAACAATACAATACAAAAGTTAGTGGTGATTTTAGAGACGCTTTATTATCTAGAAGTTTAGGTGTTGGTATTATACCTTTTAGCGAAGTTAGTTCAGGCATAAATTATGAACCAATAGAAGGTGAAGGACCATCAGAGTTGGATAAAGAGGCTAGAAAAAGACGTGGTATTGAGTTAAAAAATAGGATACAATTAAACTTTGTTGATGATACTTTAGGTATTGTAAACACGAATGTTTTTGGTTTATTGGCCGGAGGTACATTATTAAACAGAGATTTTAGTATTACAAGACCTAAAAGTACCTTAGGTAAAGTAGCTGATTTTATTGCCAACCTTACAGGTTTTAATTACCCTAAGAGTATATTAGAACCAGATGATTTAAATTTATTATCTTATAATAAAGAAGTACAAGTAGGTAGAGAAATAAACCCAAGCAACATTAATGAAATTGATGTTGCGAGTGATTTATTGGATAGAACAGGTAAAGCCACTCGTGAACTAATAATAGATACTACAAATATAAATAAATACGGTCCTAACTTTGAAGGTGAATATACAAAATTTAACGATGGTACGTATTTAAGTGATGATGATAGTTTAATAACTAAACAAAATCAAAAAAGGGGACCCATACCAACAAATGATGGTGAAGTATCTGATGATACACAAGAAGGTGGTTTTTACGGACAAAATGAATACCCAAGAAAAAATCCGTTTTCTTATGTTTCCGGATTTAACTCATTGGACAATAATCCAGACATTACAGACCACACCAAATTTGTATGGACATCAAATGAAACCGAAAATAAAAAATCATCTAACCCTTTTAAAAAAGGTTTATTAAAATATACACAAAATATAGTAAACAATAGTAAGAGTGATTTAAATAAATTAGGTGGTTATATAGGTTATTTCGATTCATTGGAATCTAAAAAAGATGGTGTACACAAAACAGGAAGTGACAATCCATCCACAAATCCAACACTACCATCAAAAGGTAATCAAGTTAGGAATGTTAGAGTTAAAAAAGGTGGTGGAACTGAAGGTGGTGATTTGTATTGTCGTTCATGGGCATCAACTAATAGGTTTGGTAAGTCATATGAAGATTTGGTTAGAAGTGGCGGTAATTGGTGGTTAGGTGTAAAAAATAATAAAAATTTAGTTAAAGATGATAATTCATTATTAACTATGAATTACGGTAAAAACCCAACTGGTATACCTAAAATAGCTTGGACAAAGGAAGATTTAGATAGGTTTAAAAAAATTGTACGTTCAGAGGGTGATACTAGAGGTATGGTAATACCATACATGTTTTCAATTGAAAACTTGGCTTGGAAGGATGCTGTTCAATACAGATACTTACCACCATCAGAAAGAGGACCTAATAGTGGTAGAATTATGTGGTTTCCACCTTATAATTTAAATTTTAGTGAAAATAATTCCGTTAATTGGGAAACAACAAGTTTTATAGGTAGAGGAGAACCAATATATACTTACAATAATTCAGAACGTACTGGTAATTTAGATTTTACTATAATTGTTGATCATCCTTCAGTATTAAACCAACTTAGGGATGACTTTGTTAGTAAAGTAACCGATGAGAAAGCTAGAGATAATATATACCATTCATTTTTTGCTGGATGTAATATGAAAGAACTAGAAGAATTATTTTCAAGTTATCAAATAGCGGATAAAGAATTAACAAACGAAGAAATAGGTTTTACACCAGATACACAACAATATCAACCCGTGACTGCTTCTAAACCAAAAGCCCCACCATTTGATGAGATTAAAATTTATTTTGAAAATTGTAGAAGTAGTACAGGAGATTATGGACCACCCAAAAATATAGGAAGATCTGTAAGTGATTTATTTGTATATGGTTATGAAGACACCAAATCAACAATAGCAGGTGATAACCCTAATTTAGATATTTGTAGTGGTACCACTGGATTAAACGCCGGTGTTATTGATAAAATTTCTAAATTAGTTGAGTTTCTTTTGACGCCTGATGGTAAAAATTATAAAATAAACATTGTTGGTTACACATCACCTGCCGACCCTTCTTCAGGTTTTAATCAAAAATTAGCGGAAGACAGAGTTAACAGTGTTTATAATTTACTTTATGATGATTTAGTTAATTTTGAAGACGGTGATGGTGTAAAATTAGATTGTGGTGAGGGTTGTAACGAATATTATCCTAAAGAAGTTGATATGCCAAGAGACATAAGGTGGTCTTTAAAATATAACCCACTTAGTGATGATGTTGGTAGTGGTTGCCCTAATTCTACAAAAATTAATGGTCGTTGTCCTGACGGTAATCCTTGTTCAAGTACACCTTTGGAAGACGGTCAAGCAAATTCAAAAACCGCTAAACTACAAAGATATGTTTCTATTACATTAGAAGAAAATACTGATATACAAACTTCTATTTTAAATACAATAAATTTAAAAAATCAACCAGAGTTTTTAAAACAACAAGAATTAAAAAACAAACAAGAAAGGGACGCTAGAGAAAGTTTAATAGGTAGATTTATAACAGAAATGGATTATTTTTCAGAATTAGAAAGAACCGACCCTGTGGCTTTTAAAAATTTACATGACAAAATTGATAACTTTCATCCAGCCTTTCATTCTATGACACCTGAAGGTCTTAACTCTCGTTTAACATTTTTATTACAATGTACAAGACAAGGACCACAATTAATAGATGAAGGTACTACACCACAAAACATGGTGTTCGGTAGACCACCCATTTGTGTTTTAAGAATTGGTGATTTTTATCATACTAAAATTGTTATCGATTCCGTTAATATAACTTATGAACCTTTACAATGGGATTTAAATCCAGAAGGTATTGGTGTACAACCTATGATTGCCAAAGTTAGTATGGGATTTAAGTTTATTGGTGGTTCTTCATTGGGTGGACCTATAAAACAACTACAAAACGCTGTGTCTTATAACTTTTTTGCTAACACAGGTGTTTATAGACCGTTTAAGAAAATTGTCGACGATAACGTTCAAAGTAAAAAATCTTTAGTTTATGGAGCCTTTTTAACACCTGATCAGGCAGAAGATTTTTATAACCCAAAATTAGGTAGTGAGGATAATCCAATACAACTAAAGGAGGTTGAAATAACCGCTGGTAATGATGATACTAGTAATGTAACTACGGATGATAAAACTAAAAAAGAAATAGAAGACGGTTCGTCAAAAAATTTAGATGACAAAGAAAAAACAACAGACGGTGACAATAAACCTAAAACAACAACACCAAAAGAAAAAGTAGATGTAGGTCAAATAATAGTTAACGCAAACGGTACTGTAACAGTAAGTGACATAAACACAACAGTTAAAAAAGGTGGTACATATAGAGTTCTTTACAAACTTGTTAATAAAATGATATCACCGGTTATTATAACAAATGTTAGTTATTCTGATTGTCCTTCTTGTACTAAACCCACATCACAATTCCCAAAACAACCTGTTTTAAAAAATCAAACAATAGATATATGGGTTTACGACACACCAAAAATAGACTTATATACGCAGAAAAGTGCAAATATAAATTTAATTACTAATGGACCTAAAAGTATTGTAATAAAACCTATAATAAAACCAGAATAATATGGCAAAACAATATTACGATAGATATCAAAATTTTAAAATTAACAATGAAGTAAAACCCTTACCTTTTATAAAAATACCAGAAAACACTTCTGATATTTTTATCGAATATAAAAGTAGGACAAGACTTGACATTGTTTCACAAAGGTATTATGGTGTACCTTATTATGGTTGGTTAATATTACAGGCTAACCCACAATACGGTGGTTTAGAATTTGATATACCTGTCGGTAGTGTTATAAGAGTACCATACCCGTTAAACACCGTCCTACAAAGATACCAAGAAAATTTAAATACATATAATATTTTATACAATAAATAATTTTAATTAATGGGTTTATCGGAAAGTGAATTTAAACCAAAAGTTGATCCGACGGTTGGTGGTTTTAACAATATTAAAATAATAGATCCAAATCCTGCTGGTCAAGTTGTACCACATGAAGATATGATTATTTATGCTAGTTTAAGAGCTAGACAAAAAACAAAAACAGTACTTACTGAAGACGAAAATAGTAATTTAGTTATAGAACCAATTACACCAGTAAATACTATAGAATTAATATCACCACAACAAACAGAAATAATTGATAATAAATTATTATTTAAAACAAAACCCAATCTTACTACTGATTGGACTGAGATTGGTGGGACATTAAAAAATGTGGGTAGTGATTTTGAAGGTTTTGGAATAACTAATATAAATATAGAAATAAAATCACAAACAACACCGATAGTTAACATAGATTTTGTTGATGTTCGTGGGGCTACATTATTTGAACAAGGTTCTTGTTCACCTTATGGTTTATTTTTTAATTTACCATACCCTATTTTTGAATTAACTTTAAAAGGATATTATGGTAGACCAGTAAAATATTACCTTAATTTAATGAATTTTACTTGTAAATTTAATTCATCTAACGGTAACATGGAGTGTTCTGGTAAATTCATAGGTTATACATTTGCTTTTCTTTCTGACATGATTGTTGGTTACATAGCTGCTTCACAATTTTTAGATGAAGATAAATATAAACCACAACAAATATTAAGAGAAAAATACAAAGCCACTAAAATACATTACAACAATCAAGAATTGGATAGTGATATAGATGATACATCACCATTTTCACCTTGGTGTGACAATACGGCTATAGGTGATAATAGATGTACTACTATAATGGATTTGGTAAAACTTATTAATGTTTTTGAAAAAGACAACAAATCCAACATTATTAAAAGTCCGGAATTTTTTGAGTTACAAAACTTAGAGGCTCTACAAAAATTATTGACACAATATCGTGACACTGTTACAACTTTAATTAATCAATTACAAAGCCAAAACTATCTTTTTGAAAATAGTGAGGCTTATAAAGATGAAAATTTACCACCACTTAAACAAAAATTAGTTTTAAATAACCCTGATCAAATTAATGAATTAAATAAACAAGATAGTGGTTTATTATACGGTTATTTTAATAAAAAAAATGGTACATTTTTAAATTTAGTAAAAGATATTTTAATAAAAAAAATAACAAATAATGATGTTTATGGTGATAGGTATACTAATTGTTTAAGTGAGGGTTTTAACAATGATTATGTAAAAAGTATAGAAGAAAAAAATCCTGAAGAACAATTATATACTTTTTTTTATAATCTATTAGATAATAAACCTTTTCAATACGGTATTTTAAAAGGAATGTCTTATGCTGATAGCAATCAGATACAAAAAGATAAAAACGGTCAAACAATAAGTTTTATAGATTTTGGTTTTATATTAAAAGATATTGACAATTCTTTAAAAATTTTAAATAACAACTCCTCAGACCCAAATCAACTTGGTGTAATAAATAAAAAAAGGTTAGAAGTTAATAAGGCAATCAATAATGTTTTTAGCACAACAATTGGTTTTAAACCCTCAATAAGAAATATATTTACTGTCATACTATGTAACACTGAAACTTTTATTGACATATTAGTAGACTTACAAGTAAAGGCTGAAGAATACCATGAACAAAACACACAAGTAACACCAAATGGACAAGGTGATATTTTTTCTGGTTATGATAAAGTATACCCATGGCCAACTTACATTGAAAAAGGTTATACACCCCCATCTGGTTCTGCCAAAAACCAAGGTGAAAAAGAAGTATATCCAGGTAGAAGATACCCTAATTGGGTTGAGTGTATATTTGTTGAAGATTTTTTAAAAGCATTAAAAAAGTTTAAAGAAGAGACAAAAATAATTGAAAATGATACAACTGGTATAGGTGGTTTTGACAATTATGTACCAATAAACCCATTGGAGTCACCTTTGTGGTATGAAAACCCTACAAAATACAAAGATGTTCACGATAAAGAAACCACTTACAGGATTATAGGTGAAAGAGCTTTTATTAATTTAGATCACAGTTATTTTTCACCAATTAGAATGACACCTGACATGTTGGACATGCCATTAGGTATTAGAAGGAAAGAAACAGAATGGAATCCTATTAAAAACACAGATAATGGTCAGGACGATATTGCATCTATATTAGGAGCAATGGATGCTTGGAATTTATTAAACAGTAAAGATGACGGTGATAAAATAAGTCTTGAGTTAAATTTAATTCTTAAAGAAAATGATCCCGAAAAATTTATACAATCCGTATTAAGTCGTTTAAAAACAGACGGATTTAATTGGACGGAAAAAACAGCAGCAGAAATATCCAATTTAAATACTACAATATCAACTGGAAGTACGTTAGGTGCTTCATATGGTTTTAATTGGGATGACGTGTATTATGTATTAGATACTGGTAATAATGGAATAAAGTTAGACACTCTTGGAAAAGTTGTTATTCATGCTAATCCACATAAAATGGATTTCAATAATTTATTTAAAATAATACCAGCACCAAACGGATCACCTGAAAGTAGTACTAGACAAATAGAAATAACCAATGACAAATTAGTTAGTCAAATAAACAACTACTCCGATAAAATATCGTTAGAAACTTCATTTATAAATTTTAATACTAAATCATTAGATGATGCAACAGATTACCCTAAAGATATAAATAAAATCACTTTAGATAAAAATGAAAAAGTTGGTTGGTTCATAACTTCATTAAGTAACCCACAACAATATATAACTTTGGCAATGTCAGATGTTAAAGAAGGTAAATTAACGGATTGGTACAAAAACACTGATATTAGTAAATTATCTATATCAAACATGGGTTTATTATCTTATTGGGACTACGATAATTTGAATGAAACATATGGAATTAGTTTTTTAACAGATGAAAACAATCAAGGTGATATATTTGGCAATAAAATTGATTTTAATGGTGATAATTTCCCTAAATTAGAAAATTTTTCTGATCCTAAAAGTACTAAAATAGAACCGGAAGATAATATAACAGGTGAAGGTGTGGCAGGTGGTGACGGTATTTCTACACCATTCATATCAACACCATTATGGTTGGATAATATAAATAAATTTAGAACTAACGCAAGTGGAAGTAGATTAAAAACTAACTCTAGTGGTGGAATGGATACTGACGATAAAATTCAGTATAGAAATTTAGCTTATTTATTTTTACATACACTAAAAACCACCCCATTAATAACTAGATATACGTCTGATGATGGTTATTTATGGGATAAAAATAAAGCAATAGGTGCATCAAATCTTATAGATCAAGGTAAATCTTCTGACCCAGCATTAATACAATCATTAAGAGCTTTTATGATTAATGGTGGTATGGCGAAAGTACCAAAGGCTTGGTTACTAACACTTGGTTCTGAATTATGGAGATGGAAAATGTTTGTGGGTACTAAAACAATTAATGACAAAATAGTATGGAACAAACCTTTAACTTGTAAAAAATGTGATAAAGGCGATAAACCCAATGGTTTTGACCCTTTAGCACAACCCGGATTTAATTATAACCCAACAGGTGGTACATACACAAAAAGATTGTATAAAAATTATACACTTGGATTTGATAAAAATGAACCGATAGAGAGGAATGATATACCAGTATATTTAAATAAATTATACAATATAACTAACAATAATTTTTATGTTAACAACATACAAACATCTGTTTTTAGTAATGAATATCAAAACAGAAAGAAAGGTCAAATATTAGATGGTGGTAATGATCCTTATTGTTCTTTTAGATATTATAATATCTATAAAGACAAAATGGGACCGTTAAAAGATAATTTAAATTTAACTAACGAACAGGTCACCCCACAATCTGAAACTAAATCATATAGTTGGCCACAACTATGGATAGCACCACACCACATACCTTATGTTAATCCAGAAATTTTTTATGATAACGATGAAGGTGAAGCATCAGGGTTTGTTGTGGCTTTTGAAAATGGTATAGATTACATGGACTACCAAACAATAATGCCTGTTACATATGATAATACTGAGTATTATGATGGTACATCATTAAATAGTGGTGAATATTACACTTACAGATCCAGAAGTTATGATGGTAACTTAGGTATGGTATTACAATATATACCAGACGATATAAAAAATAAAATAATTGAAGAATTTGAAAAATGGTGTGATAGTCAAGAATGGAGACAAAACATATTACCAATTTTTGATCCTGTAAATTTTGGATCTCAAACTTCTACTATATTTACAAATTACCAACTTAGACAAGACATATCGGTTAAAACCGTAGGTAATCATAAAGATAGTTATGTTTTAACACTTAAAGACGATGAATCTACATCTAGTTTAAAAAAATTGTTAACGGATCAATATTGGTTGTTATCTTCTACACCTAAGATATGGTATGGTATTGGAGATGATACACAACCTGGTACAGATGCAATAACAAATCAATTTAAATCTATAGGTAACTCCCAACCATTTTTAGTTTCAAAAAAAATATTAGATAGTTATTTAACTTCTTTTTATAATGAGTTTACAAAACAAAGGAATGAAAGGATACAAGAGGTTAATAAAAAAGAAACTGAGAGTGGTACAAACAACGATTCCATAATTAACGATGATGATATTAAATTATCTCTTTATAGAACTTTTAAATCTTTATCGGATAAATGGATTTCAGCATCAAATAAAGGTAAATCTTTTTTTACTCTTGTTAATGACGGTAATAACGTATGTGATGGCAATTACAGATACAGAGGTAAAACACAAAGTAATGATTCACAAAGTAATGAACCACCAAAAACATTGGCAAACAATTTTCAATACGTAAATAGAGCTATGGGTGACATTGGTGATATTGCTGTAATAGACGTGACAAAATTAATGGAAATATTAGACAATCCAAAATTATCACTATATCAATACATAACAGATTTGTTAGTACAAAATGAATATTTATTTTTTCCACTTCCAGCATACATAAATTTTACACATTCAGGATTATCTGATGACGCTTTAGTGGATATGTTTAGGCCAGTAAATGATTTAAGTACAATAAGTTGTGGGCCAATATTTTTGTCTATGTATGTGGGAGGTACTTCCAGACAATTAGACTTAAATAACAATACTTTAAAATCTAATTGTAAACAAGATAATGATGCTTTAAAAAACATAAATAACGACAGTTTTTCTTTAACAGGATTTGGTAATAACATACCGGAAGATTTCACCAACACCGAAATATCCAAAACTACAACAGCTTTTAAAGTTACTTATGGTATTGAAAACCAAAACCATTTTAAAAATATACAGTTAGATCAGGCTGATTTTAAAGAAACTGCAGAATCGTTAATGGTTATAGATAAACTATCACAACAAGGTGGTAGCGATAGAACGACAAAGGGACAAAATTTAAATACAGCCTATTTAACACGTTCATACACTTGTGAAATAGAATCATTTGGTAATATGATGATACAACCAATGATTTACTTTGATTTAATGGGAGTACCAATGTTTAGTGGAACTTATTTAATAACAGAAGTTAAACATAATTTTAAACCAAACAACTCCACAACATCTTTTAAAGGTGTTAGACAACCTAAAATGACTGTACCTATTGTCACTGATGTAGCGACAGCAATGAATCTATCATTTAAAGGTGAATCTAGTGATGGTTCAGGACAGTCTATTGTTGATAACAATAATAATAATAATAATAATAACGGAAGTAGTTCTAAAAGTAAGTCAGTAATACCAACCGGTTCTTACGCACCAATTGTAAAAACGTTAATAGAAAATGGGTCAACAAACGGTAATGTATCAGCTGGTAATATTACATTAAAAGCAATACCACCAATAAAAGGTATTAACAATTTTAAATTAAACAATGCTAGAGAAAATTTATTAATAACCGAAGCTTCAGATTCTTTAGTGGTAATGATGAATGATTGGGTTAGTTGGATGATACAAGATGGTTTTAAAGGTGACAAAGGCATTTACGCTTATATAACATCAGTATTTAGAGATTATAATAAACAAGTTGATATTAAAAAAGAATATGGTAATGCAGCCGCAGAACCTGGTACATCACCACACGGTTGGTGTATAGCGGTAGATATACAAATGTTTAGAAAAGATGGATCCATAATACCTAATAAGAAAAATCAACCACAATATTTTAATATTAATGAAAATCCGGCTTTAAAATGGTTATTCGATAATTCATACACTTACGGATGGATATTACCTGAAAAATTGAGGGATGGTGATCCACTTGAAGAACATTGGCATTTTGAATATCACGGAACATCTGCTAAGTGCTTAGTTAATGAATCACCTACAGTATATGGGTACACAATTAAAGTTGACAAACCAGATAAATCCATAGTCATAAACCCAAAAACTAAAAACGGTAAAACAGCTGTTTATACTGACTGTAAATATAAAAAAGTTGATTCTGGTGAAGGAACTGAAGGTAACGGTACATTAGGTACAAAAAGTACACAAAAATTAAGTAACATTCAAAAAATAAGTTATAGATTAGGTTATTTAGGTAAAATATAAAAATATGGAAACAATACCAAAACATTACAAAGCTATGTTGGACACATTGGCTTACACAGAAGGAACTTTAGGTGTTTCTAATAACGGTTATGATTTATTATTTAATTTTTTTACCATAAACGGTTGGTCAGACAATGCTGAGTTTGGACACCAAGGTAAAAATTGGTCTGTACCTATAGGTAATGATTTTACAACAGCTGCTGGAAGGTATCAATTTTTAGCTAGTAGTTGGTATGATATGTCACAAAGGGAAAAAGACATTTTAAAATTACCTAAACTTGATACACCAATAACTTATAAAAAAGTTAATTATAATTATAACGCACCTTTTAATAAAGTTAATCAAGATTATTTGGCCTACAAATATTTAAAATTAAAAAAAATAACCGAAGAATTATTAGTAGAGGCCGAAAAATCAGTAAATAATTTTTCCACTATGATTGAAAAAACAAAATTAGATTGTACATGGACTTCATTAGCTAGATCTTTATCATCTTCAGCAAAACCATGTGAAAAACAAGCAAAACCTGGTGAAACCAAAAACAAACAAATTTGTACACCAAAAGTATGTTCGTCAGGTGCTGAAGAAATATGGACTGTTTATAAAATGGCTTTAAGTAAGTATTAATTTATTTTTTCATTTTTATTCATTATATTTTTATATTATATGAATATCATTGGAATTATAGTATCAAAAGACGATTTAACAGGAATACCAACAAACTTTGTTCGTATGTCTCCTGAAGATTATTTAAAATTAGATAACAAAGAACTCCCTACATTAATAATCGGATGGGGTTTAACTAAAGATAATTTTAATAAAGCATCAATTTTAAATAAAAAGATATCAGATAATCTTTATTGGACATTTTCTACCGATGAAAAACGTGGTGTATTTGAATCTGATTTAAAGAAATTTATTAAAAAATCTTACGACGATTTTATAAAAGGTCTAAAATATTTTAATATAGACCCTATTATGTATAAAATAAATAATACCGAAGAATTAATTGAAAAAATAAAGAGCCTCTCTGGTGGTTTTGCATATTTATATCTAAATAAAGTTGTGTACATATATCACAACTTTAATTTATTTTCTATCGACCTTAATCAATTGGATTTCATAAAGTTTGATAGAAATGTTGTACTTAATGTGGTGAAAGAAATTATGAATTTTTTTAACAGTGAAATGGAAAAAGAATTTAAAAATGAACTTAAGTACTTGGATATAAAATATTTACCATACTTAATATACAGAGATGCAACAAAAAACATTATTACTAGCGTCATTCCTTAAAGAAGATAAGTTAGATTGGTTCTTAAATAAAATTTGGAAAAATTTTAATGTTAAAAAACAAAATGTTTTTTTCTTCAAAATGAATGATGATTATGTATTAACATATAGACTATCTTTAGATATTGAAAAAAGGATAGACATAAAAAAAGAACTCCCTAAAACCATACAAATACATAAAAAAGGTAGTACCATGTTTACAATTAATGCTTTAAATAAATTAATAGAAACAGAAAGTGGTTTACAAGGTAATGTTAATCATAAAGACTTTCAAGTTGATTGGAGTAAGTATGAAAATAAAATAATACTACTCAAAGGGGAGGATTTAGAGATTTTACCTATTGAAAGAATATTTTTTAATAATTAACGATATTTATATAAAAAAAGTGTCATGTTAGTAAACAAAAACAAAAATGAAAAAAATATTCAATCTAATTTGGATAATTTTTTAAAGGGTAAAAAACAAGAAGATTGTAACACCGATGAGTGTTTAATTAACAACCCTGAAGAAATCGTAAAGAGAGAAAATAAAAAAATCATCACAAATGATGGTAGACAACTTTTAAACGAATACACAAACTAAATATGGAAAAAGATTTATCTAAAGAATTATCGGAATCTCTAAAAAGACATAGAGAACTTCTTGGTTATGATCCAACCAAAGGTAAGTCTTCATTGGAAGAAAGTAGATATAGACATACATATCCGGCAGTTGATGATATGACTGATTATGCCGATGAAGAGGAGACTACAGAAACAGAAGAAGAAACAACTGACACCGAAGGTGGAGAAGAGGGTGGTGATAACCCTGATTTCGATTTCGGAGGAGAAGAAGAAGGTGGTGATGAAGAAACTGCTGATACTGAAGGTGGGGAGGAAGAAGACACCGACGAATTTGGTACGGCTGATGAATTCAGTGCTGCAGACGAGTTAGAAACTGAAGATGCAGACGAGGAAGTTGAAGAAATAGATGTAACAGATATTGTTAAACGTGCTGACGATGCTAAAGGTTATTCTGAAAAGGCTGTTAAAGCAGCCGAAGAAGGTAAAAATATGATAACAGATTTAATGTCCAAGTTTGACGCGTTACAATCTACTTTATCAAAGATAGATACTGTGGCTAACGAACTTAATGTTATTAAGAGAGATATTCAATCACAAAAACCTAAAGAAAAATTAGAATTACGTTCATTAGACTCATATCCGTTCAACGTTAAATTAACTGATTATTGGAATGATGAAAAATTAAAAGATAATTATGAAATTACTTCAGGTACTCCTGACGCTGAAAGTCAAGACGGTGAGGTTAAAGTTTGGAAAGTAAAACCTGAAGATGTTAAAGATTACAACACAACAGATATTAAAAAATCTTTTGTTCCTGAATCTAAAAAGAAAAAAAGAACAATTTAAAAAGTAAATAGAAAAGGGGAAACTTTCCCCTTTTTTTCTGCTTTACAAAATCTTAATTATCCATTATAATTAACCTACGTATACATCATATGTACTGCGTATTAAATAAATGTTAAACAATTAAAAAAAAACAAAATGAGTAATGTATTAGATGCAATCATGTCACAGTATGAGAAGAATAAGAATACTGGTGGCAGTAAAAATTTCGAAGAAAAGGACTTTTCAAAGTATTTTAACCCACGTTTAGAAGATGGAGAAAAAAATGGCGAAGCAACTATTCGTTTAATGCCAACCAAAGAAGGTGCATCACCTTTTGAAGAAGGTTATTTTCACGTTATGCAAGTTAATGGACAATGGAGAAAACTTTATTGTAGAGAACATAACGACGGTGAAACTTGTCCATTGTGTGAAGTCGAAAAGGCTTTAAAAGCAACAGGTAGTGAAGAAGATAAAAAAATAGCTAAAACTTACAAAGCAGGTAAATTTTACCTTGTTCGTGTTATTGACCGTTCCAAAGAAGAAGACGGTGTTAAAATTTGGCGTTTTCGTCATAACTATAAGGGTGAAGGTGAATTAGATAAAATGATACCTTTATTCACTAAAAAAGGAAATCTTGCAGACGGTAGAGAAGGTCGTGACCTTACACTTATGTTAGGCCGTGGTGATAAAAACAACACCAAAATAATTTCAATTATGGCCGAAGACCCATCAATGTTAACAAATGATAAAGAAAAAGCTAAATCATGGGTTAAAGATACTTTATCATGGAAAGAAATTTATAAATCTTCTCCACTTGAATATCTTGAAATTATAGCTAATGGTGAAACACCTGTTTGGGATAAAAAACTTGAAAAGTTTGTAGCTAAAGGTGAAGAAACGGTTAAGAAAGAAACTCCTACAAGTTCGGCTAAATATACAGCCCCTAGTGTTGAGGATGAGGCTGGTGATGATGATGAAATGCCATTTTAATTTTTAAGTTATGTCAGAAAGTAAAGAAGCAACAAAAAAGTCTATTGGTAAAAAACAGTTTTCATTAGACAATTTAAAAAATAAGTTTAGTACGAAAACTAAATACAA